TGATGAACGCTGCTGGTTATGAATTCTTGCGAAAACATGACTGGCGGCAATTAACAAAACAACACACATTCACCACAGTTTGGTCACAAACAACGGGTGATGTGGTTGAAGATACATACACAATTACCGGAATCCCATCGACAGCTGGGCTTGATACAACATATCAAGTCGTGGGCAACGGCATTTCAAATGCTGCGTACATTGAATCTGTAGACTCAGCTACGGAAGTGACAATCAATTTACCTGCAACAGGGACGTACACAGGCACATCAATTACTTTTGAAAAGGTGAAGTACGACCTACCGTCAGATTACGAATCAACCGTACCACGCACCCATTGGGACAAATCCAAACATTGGGAAATGCTCGGGCCAGAGAGTCCACAGCAATGGGAATGGTTGCTATCAGGTTTTATTGCTACCGGCCCACGGATTCGGTGGCGATTGTTGGGGAAATACTTTCAGATTTGGCCTGGCGTTTCAACAAACGAGCTTTTAGGTTACGAGTACCGATCAAAGGGTTGGGCAGAATCATCAACTGGCACAGTTAAAAATTCATTTACTGCCGACACAGATACTTGTATTTATCCTGATCGTCTTATGGTTTTAGCTACAAAGCTCAAGTATTTTGAAGCTAAAGGTTTTGATACCACGGCTATGTATCGTAACTATATTGAGGAATTTGAGATTGTTCGGGCGCAGGATATGTCGGCAGCTAACTTGTCGTTTGCACCACGCCCAGGCACAGTCTTGATTGGGTACGACAATATTCCTGATACTGGCTACGGGACAAACTAATGGCAAGCCGACTTGTTCAAGGTACAGCGGCTCGTGTTCAATCGCTGCCTGCGCCTATCGGCGGTTGGAACGTGCGAGATAGCATTGCAAACATGGATACGCTCGATGCTGTCCAGTTAACCAACTTGTTTCCAACTGTTAATAACGTCGTGCTGCGTGGCGGATACACAAAGTATTCAACAGGCATTACAGGTCAAGTACAGACTCTTATGTCGTACTCATCTGGTGCAACTGACAAATTATTTGCTATTGCAGGAACGGCAATTTACGATTGTACTGGGGGCGGTGCTGTAGGTGCTGCGGTGGTCACAGGTTTAACAAACGCAAAGTGGGAATACATCAACGTCACAACTCCCGCTGGTGGGTATATTTATGCTGTCAATGGTACAGATGCACCGTTACTGTATGACGGAACAACGTGGACAAATCCAACGATTACTGGTGTGACTGCCACAACATTAAGCAACATTACAACTTTTAAAAATCAAGTATGGTTTACGCAAGCATCAACTTTAAAAGCGTGGTATTTACCCACACTTAGTATTGCAGGCGCAGCTGGCGCAATTGATTTAAGTTCGGTTGCTCAACTTGGCGGCTATCTTGTTGCCGTTGCAACATGGACAATTGATGCAGGATATGGCGTTGACGATAACTTAGTGTTTATAACGTCGAATGGCGAGGTTATTGTTTATTCAGGTACTGACCCATCAGACATCACGAAATTTGCTTTGGTGGGCGTTTGGAGGCTCGGCAAGCCCGTCGGCAAACGATGCTTGATGAAGTACGGCGGGGACATTTTAATATTGACTTACAACGGACTTTATCCTTTAGCTGCAAGTCTACAGTCATCCAGACTTGACCCAAGGATTGCGTTGTCAGACAAAATTCAAGGTGCGTTTACTGCCGCAACGCAACAATATGGCAGTAATTTTGGGTGGGATATTAGCTTTGATCCACAGCATAATGCTTTAACCGTCAATGTCCCTGTTCAAGAAGGTCAACAACAACAATATGTAATGAATAACATTACAAAAGCATGGTGCAACTTTACGGGCCAGTACGCTAATTGTTGGGTAATTTTTGACAATGAACCATATTGGGGTAGCGATGGATTTGTCGCTCATGCGTGGGATGACAATTTTGCTGATGACGTAAATGATATAGATAGCTATGCGTTGCAAGCGTTTAATTATTTTGATGCCAGAGGGGTTAAAAAGTATTTTACTAGAGCTAGACCGTCAATTTTTACAAACGGCACGCCATCAATTTTTATTGGTTTAAACATAGACTTTGACTTGGCAGATACGACTGCGGCGTTAAGTTTTAGTCCACAAATATCTGCGAAATGGGATAGTGCTGTTTGGGATGTTGATTATTGGGCTACGGATACGGTAATTACAAACAACTGGCAAGGTGTTACTGGGATCGGATATTGCGCTGGTACACAGTTTAAAACCGCAAGTCAGGGGATAACGATTTTATGGGCATCGACGGACATTGTGTACCAACAAGGTTGGGCTGGCATATAGTCCAAGGGACTGAAATAGGGCATTGGGTAGCACAAAGGATAGCAAGCGAGTTTTTCGCTGAAGGATCAAGTGCAATTGGTTTACAAAAAGATGGGGTAACGATTGCAGGGGTAATTTACGAGAATTGGAATAGGCAAAGCGTTTTCTGTCATATAGCAATTGAAGGTCGCATGACAAAGGCGTATTTAAAAGCGATATTTGATTACCCTTTTAATGTTTGTAATTGCAAGAAGATTATTGTGCCGGTAGTTAGTAATCATGCAAAAAGCATAAAATTAGTGACTAAGATGGGTTTTACTGAAGAAGCAAGATTAAAAGATGCCTCACTTGATGGCGATATTATATTTTTGACATTGGCACGAGAAAATTGCCGATTTCTCTAGGGGTAAAAAATGGGTAAGTCAGCATCATCACCACCAACACCAGACTACGTTGGCGCAGCTAAGCAACAAGGTAAAGACAACCTTGAATCTGCTAGACAGTCGAACATTATGTCTAACCCAAACATGATTACGCCGTTTGGGAATCAAACGGTAACTTACTCAAGCCCAACATTTAACCAAGCTGGGTTTGATGAAGCGACTGCAAATTACAACGCTGGTGGCAACGTTGACCGCAATCGGTTTATGCGCCAGGGCGATCCAGAGGGCGATACAGTAACGGGCGCTAGTTATTTTGACCAAGCTGGTTATGACGCTGAAATTGCAAAGCGAGGTGCAGCGCCAACTCGTGAAAGTTTCATGACTGGTGGCGGTCAGCCAACTGTTACCCAAACGTTGTCCCCACAAGCGCAACAAACTTTAGACTCGCAAATGCGGGTTCAGACTGCTTTAGCAAATCTTGGCGAAACAGGTATTGCAAACGCAAGGGAAACTCTTTCAAAATCGTTTGTGCCAACATCAACCGAAATTCAACGAAGTTTTGGTGATCCAAATAGTTTTAATGCACAGTCTAATATTGATACTAGCGGCATTGCAGCAATGCCAATCAATGCAGGCACAAACGCTCAAAAACTAATAATGGAACGGTTAATCCCAACAATCGAGGCGGGTGATACATCGTTTAAGCAAGCGTTAGCAAACCAAGGTTTAGCGCCTGGCACAGCGGCCTACGATGCGGCGTACCGAAATCGGGCTAATCAAATCAATGATATGTACAATCAAGCGGCGTTGTTCGGCATTAACTTAGATTTAACGGCAAATCAGCAAGGTTTCAATCAACAACAAGCAAGAGCAGGCTTGTATAACGAAGCAATGAGCCAAAACTTTGGTCAAAAGCAAGGTGCGGCACAATTTGCAAACACGGCGCAGCAACAACAATTAGGCCAAGATTTGGCATTACGGGCGCAGCCGATCAACGAAGTCATTGGGTTACTGGGCGGCTCGCAGATCCAGTTGCCACAATTTCAAGGTTATCAAGGCACACAAGTTGCACCAGCGCCAACCTTTGCGGGTACTCAAGCTCAAGGTCAAGCTGATATGTCACGCTACGGTATTCAGCAAGCAGGTAATAATTCAACGATGCAAGGTATTACAAGTTTGGCATCAAGTGCGGCATTGGCATATTACTAATGATTGGACTAGCTTTTTCGGGTGGGAAAGATTCTTTAGCGTGTTGGTACTTGTACCGTGAAAAAAATCCCGTTGTGTTTTGGGCTAATACTGGTAAGGCTTACCCTGAAACAATCGAAATTATTGAAAAAGTAAAAGCAGAGGCAGTTGAGTTTATTGAAGTTAAATCAGATCAAGAGCAACAAATTAAGTTTTACGGTTATCCAAGCGATGTTGTGCCGGTAGATCATAGTTTAGAAGGCATGGTGTTTGCCGGTGATAAACCAGTACGAGTACAGAGTTTTAATAATTGTTGTTGGATGAACGTGGGGCAACCTCTGACAGAGGCAATTGCAAAACGTGGGATTACGCATTTAATTCGTGGACAACGGCTTGATGAAAGCTACAAATCCACAGCACGACACGGCTCGGTAGTGAATGGTGTGACGTACATTCAACCGATAGAAACATGGACTAAAGAACAGGTTTTGGCGTTTTTACGAACTCAATGTCAGTTACCAGAACATTATGCAATCGACCATTCAAGCCTTGATTGTTACGATTGCACAGCGTATTTGGCACACTCAGCGGATCGAGTGGCATGGATGAAAGAAAAACACCCAGATTTGCATGAAAAATATAAAATAAACATGGCGGCACTAAAGTCTGCCTTGTTGCCTACTTTAGAGTTATTAAGGAATTGCGATGCT